GGGGTACTTCTTGGGCTTGGTGTCTACTTTGCAAAATATCCACTGAAAAGGAAGTGATTAAATGCTACTTATTGATAAAAGTGTTCTACGGCTTAATTCATGGCTTTCAGACTTTCCAGATTCTGATTTGTGGGTAATCGCAAGAGATACAGCAATTGCAAATATGTTCTGGAACCACTTGAAAAAGCACGTCAATTATAATAAAAAAGTTTTATTCCTAAATGAAAAGCAAATTGATGGGCTTAATCCAAGCAAAGCAATAATTTTATTATGTTACAAATGGTACTTCAATCCAGTATCTGAAACACCTGTATTTAAACGATATTTAAAACTAGCAAAAGCAACTTTACAATTTGGGGAACTCCCGGCAGAGCAACACGAGGAAGGTGATTAAATGCTGTTTCGCAATACCCAAAACCGAAAAATAAAAAACACCTTGCTCACATCTGATGGCGGCAGGTGGAACGATCTCGCAAACTGGCTCGGTATTTCCTCGGATGATTTAGAAATCAGCGGGACAAAGTCTTTAAATGAAGTCACGGTTTACACTTGCATCAAGATTTTAGCTGAAACCCTCGGCAAACTCCCGCTGAGAATCTATCAGGACAGCGGAGGAATCCGCAAAGCATCAGACCATTACTTATACCAGCTTTTAAAATTAAGGCCGAACCCTTATATGTCGGCAATAGACTTTTGGAAATGCCTTGAAGTGCAGAGGAATGTACACGGCAATGCTTATGCGTGGATGGATCTCATCCCCACTGGCAGAAATGCCGGTAAAATACAAGGTTTTTATCCTCTTGACAGTTCCAGAATGAGCATTTATGTTGACAACAAAGGGCTTATAAGCAGTAAGCAAGCTGTTTGGTATGTCTTTACTGACCTTGAAGGAACCCAATACAAGTTGCAAGAGAGCGAAATTCTCCACTTTAAAGGGCTCTCTACCAACGGTATCGCTGGTTTATCCACCATTGAAACCCTCAGAAACACTATTGAAAACGCCAAAGCATCGGGAAAGTTCCTCAATAATAGTTATAAAAACGGTATGCAGTCGGCGGGAATTATTAACTACACTGGTGATCTCTCCCCCGCCGCCGAAACAGTGTTCAAAAACAAATTTGAGCAGATGTCCAGCGGACTTGCAAATGCAAATCGAATTAGTATGCTGCCCATCGGTTATCAATATCAACCTATGGCCTTGAAAATGACCGATGCTCAGTTTTTGGAGAACACCAGACTAACGATGCAGCAATTAACCGCAGCTTTCGGAATCAAGCCGCACCAAATCAACGATCAAACGAAAACATCCTATGCCAGCGTTTCAGAAGCAAACAGAGAGTTTTATACTGACACCCTTTTGGCCATACTCGCGACCTATGAGCAGGAACTGACGTGGAAATGCTTCCTCAACTCCGAATTAAACGCGGGGTTTTATGCTAAATTTAACGCCGACATTCTTATGCGCGGTGACCCAAAGGCTAGATACGATGCCTTTGCGCTGGCTGTGCAGAACGGAATCAAGACCCCAAACGAAATTCGCGCATTAGAGGAAGATCCACCGCTTGAAGGAGGAGATCGGCTTTACGTTAATGGTAACATGGTACCGCTTACCAATGCGGGCGCAGCTTATGTGAAAGGGGGTGAACAGAAATGAAGGTAGAGATTAAGGGTTATATCGTATCGGACGATGAAAAAGAGGTATATGACTATTTTGGCATAGGTTCAACTTGCCCCCTTGACATTAAAAACGCAATTGAAGAAGCCAAAGGCAAACCGATTCATGCAGAAATTACTACTTGCTACGGTGGAGATATTTTCGCGGGGTCTCAAATATACGCCGCCTTGAAAGGGTATGAGGGAGCCGTTGATATCTCGATCACAGGGTTGGCGGCTTCTGCAGCGTCTATCATTGCAATGGCAGGGCCTTGTGACATGTCCCCCACAGCAATGATGATGGTTCATAGGGTATCTTCCATAACTCAAGGAAACTATCATGACATGGACAAGGAGTCCGGTATGTTGCAGCAGGCCGACAAAGCAATGGCCGCAGCCTATACCACAAAATCCGGAATGAGCGAAGAGGAAGCCATTTCAATGATGGACAAAGAAACATGGTTGACAGCACAGCAAGCGGTAGATAAAAAGCTAGTTGATAAAGTCATGTTTTCACAGCCCCGGCTTGTCGCCGCTTACAGTAATTCAATGCTCCCGAAATCAGTGATTGAAAAAACCAGAAGCGCTTTACACCCAGCCCCAATTGTGGGTGCAGAAATTGAAACTATCAAAGCAAAATTAGCGTTGCAACTTGCGTTGTGATGCTTTTTTTATACACCAAAATTTATAAAAATAACGGAGGAAAACAATGTCCAGAGAATTAAGACAATTGCTTGCGGATTACGCCGCAAAGCAGACCGAAGCGACCAACCTTATGGCAAAGACCGGCGTTTCCGCTGACGAACTGACCGCTAAACTGGCAGAAGTCAAAGCAATTCAAGCCAAAATCGAAGTCCAGAAATCCCTTGACGAGGGCAAAGAATTCGCCGCCGATGGTTCTGAACTGACCGGACAGGCTGCAAAAGCTCAGACCGCCAAGAAAGAGGATGAAAAATCCACCTATGCAAAGGCTTTCATGAACGCACTGAGAAAAAAGGCCACCAGTGAGGACATGAAGATTTTGAATGCCCTTACTCCTGCCGTTGGTGAAGATGGTAGCTTGCTTGTCCCGTCCGACATCCAGACCGCGATCAACCAGTTCAAGCGTGAACTTCCAATGTTGGAAAGTTTCGTCAATGTCATCCCTGTCGGAACTGCAAACGGCTCGCGCGTGTTTGAAAGAATCGCAACAATGGCCGGTTTGACAAACATCACCGACCTGACCGCAGACATCGCCGACATGGGCAGCCCGCAGTTCGACACTGTTACTTACGCCATCAAAGATTATGCCGGTATGATGCCGATTCCGAACGATCTGCTTGATGATAGCGACCAGAATATTTCCGCTTATCTCACCCAGTGGATTGCTCGCAAATCCGTTGTTACCCGCAATAGACTCATCCTTGCCGTGCTCGCCGCTTTGACTCCGGTCACATTCGGCGATTACAAAGCCATCAAAAAGGCTTTGAATGTCACCCTTGACCCGATGCTGGCCTCTGGCGCAATGATTTTCACCAATCAAGACGGTTTCCAGTACCTAGACACCCTCGAAGATGGTACTGGCAAGCCCATCCTGCAAACTGATGTCACTAAGCCCACTCAGAAGTTATTTGCTGGTAAGCCTGTACAGGTCATCAGCAATTCCGTTCTCACTACCACCGGCACCACAACCAAACTCGCACCGATGTTCGTCGGTAATATGCGTGAATTCGTCACTTTGTTTGAGCGTCAGGGTCACCAAGTCGCATCTACAAATGTTGGCGGCACGGCGTTCCAGACAAACCGTACTCTGCTCCGTGTTATCGAGCGTGAAGATGTCAAGTCAATCGACACCGGCGCAATGATTTACGGCAAGATCGATGTCACATCCGTTGTTTAAGGAGTAATTGAATGAACACAGCTAAAAACCACATGGAGGGGCCGAATAAAACCGTTATTGGTGGCACCCTCTTAATCGAACCCGGCGCAACCTACATCAACACCAAAATCGCCACTGATGTCCCCGGACTCTTTGTAGACCGGGGGCATATTGCGCATCTCCATTGGGATGCGCCTTTAGCCGCCGATACCGATGGAATCCATGCGGCCGTTGACGGCACAAACCACACTGGGGTAAATGCGATCACAACCGGAATCACTCAACCAGATTATCCACGGTGCGTTACGGCTACAGCAGGAGGAACGGCTGGGAGCATTAAAGCTATCGCAGTCACTATTACAGGCACCGACATTATGGATAATGCTATCGTTGAAACATTATCTGCCTTTACGACCGATACCGCCGAAACTGTCGAAAGCTCTAGCGCTTTTAAAACTATCACAAAAATTGAAATTCCGGCTCACGATGCGGCTAGCGGTACGACATCAATCGGGTTCTCCACATCTCTTGGAATCAATTATAAGCTAAGCAGCGACACATCGATGTTTTGCACGATTAAAGGAGTACAATTTCAGAACAGCCGCAATGCTACTACTAATTACTTGTATTGTAGTTATGATAGCATAGACATATCAAAAAACTATGTTGGATTACGGTGTGAAAATATGTCTTACGACGGGGAGGCTCCATTTGACACGTATATTGCAGTTTAGTAAATACCCAAATTCACCTATGGGGCGGGCAAAACCGCCCCTTTAAGGAGGAAAAATGACAGACCAAGAACTACTCGCAAAAGTTAAATCATGGCTGTCTGTCGATGGTACATACAACGATACGCAGTTGCTGTCTAAAGTATTGGCGGCTAAAGCTTACCTAATTAACGCTGGAATCACCGAAGCCAGAACCATGTCGGAATTAGGCATTACAGCTATTTCACTTTGGGTCAATGATGTGTGGAATTTGACTGGTGGAGAGGCAAAATTCAGCTTTGCGTTTAAGCAGATTTTGACGCAGTTGAGGGATGGTGCGGATGCGACTTGAACACGGTATAGTCATTCAGCACGACACCTCAAATGGTACAGGAGAGCCAAACTGGACAACACTGCACACAATGTCAGCGGCTAAAAAAGGATTGAGCGGGCGGCTATTCTATGCCGCTTCTGCTTCAAAGTCCGAGAATGATGTGATTTTCACTATTCGGTACTGCAAAGAGTGGCTTGCAGGAATTCATCCTAAAATGCTGATTGTCTGCGATGGCCAGCCGCCTTATGAGATTACTGCTGAACCTGTCGACCTCGGAGATATTCACCAATGGATTGAAATTCACGCGAAGCGGGTGATCTGATGCCGGTTGAGATAGAACTCGATGGGATTGGTGATCTGGTAGAGCAATTACAAAGAATGTCGGACAAGTCTTCAAGAGCCATATCCGAGGCATTGAACGCAGCCGCCCAACCTGTACTTAACGATGCAAAGAGAACCGTTGCTTTTGTTGACCGCACAGGAACGCTAAGAAAAGGCCTAATGATTAGCGGAGTCAAGAACAAAAAAACGCAAAAATATGTTCTGGTCGGAACTCTCGGAAAAGACGCTTTTTATGGTCGCATGGTTGAATATGGAACATCAAGAGCCGCGCCGCACCCGTTCTTGCAACCAGCGTTTGAGCAAAATAAAAAAGAGATTGCTGATATCATATCAAACAAGCTGAGGGAGGCGTTAGATGGATTATAAAGCATTAATCGAATCGGCCTTAACATCCACTTCCGTCCCTCTAGCGTTTCAGCATTACAGCGGCACAGCAACGCAGTATATCACCTATTTCTGCTACAACGAGCAGGGAGAAGAGTGGGCCGAAAATAAAGAAATTTCCACAGGGTTTTATCTGCAGATCGATGTGTGGAGTAAAGCGAGGGATTATGAAGGGTTGGTAACAACGGTCAAGACAGCCCTTAAAACGGCTGGGTTTGAGGGGTGCACAGCGCAAGACCTCAAAGAACTTGATACAAGCGGTAGCGTGACAATGTACCACAAAGCAATAAGAGTAAACTACATCACCGACACCGAATAGGGTGTCATTTTTATTTATGAAAGGATTGAAACAATGGGAACAATTATCGGAATTGAAAAGGCATATGTCGCAAAGCAGACGCAGGATAACGCGGGCGGTTTGATTTACGGCACCCCGGCCTATTACGCAGGAATTCAGCAACTCGGTATCAAGCCTAAAACCTCGGTGGACAAGCAGTATGCCGAGAATAAACTATGGGATCAGACTACTACTTTTGACAGCGCGGATGTTGAAATGCTGATTGCCGCGCTGACCAACGCAGAGAGGGCCGACATTTTAGGCCAGACGATCGCCGCCATCGGTGGTGTTTACGCCAAGGATACCGACATCGCGCCTTATGTGGCCATTCTGTACAAGGCGAATATGCGTGGCGGCGGGTTCCGCTACGGCGTTTTGTATAAGGGCGCTTTCTCCATTCCCGAAGACAACTATAAAGGCAAAGAGGGCAAAACGGAATTCCAGTCCCCGAAGCTTACGGCGGTATTCCAGCCGACTGTATTTAACGGAATGTGGGAATATCACGTTGATACCACAGACCCCAATTGCTCGACCAACATTGATACGACATGGTTTACAGCCGTGACCGTGCCAACTGTTGACAGCACCGCGCCTACCGTTACTGTTGTCCCGGCTGATGCGGCCACTGGCGTTGTCGCTACTGCTAATATCGTATTCACATTTAGCAAAGCCATGTACGCCGCAGACATCACCGACAGCAACTTCTTCCTATTAAAGGGTGGCGTTGCTGTTACTTGTGCACTGACTGTTGATACGGATGTCAAGGTTGTAACCCTTGACCCGACTGTAAGCATGACCGCCGGCACATACACCGCCATCTGCACCAAGAGCGTGAGAAGCGCAACTGGTGTTAATCTGGCGGCGAACAAAGCCGTTACATTCACAGTTTAAGCCTAATGGG